GGAGGCAGCATAGTCGTAGTCTCGTTCGCGGGCACCGGAAGGCCTGCCTCCACCACCTCCGCCTTCGCGAGCCCGGCGATCTTCGGTGTCCTGCCGAAGAGCAAGCATCTCGCGGTCGTGGACGATCTTGGCACCAACTCCGGCCGCCTGCGTTCGACGCAGCGCATCCCGCGACTTGTACTCCGCCTCGGTGACTTTCAGCTTTGCCTCCTCGAGCCGTGCCTTCGTGAATCCCGTCGCTTCGGCGATTCGCTGCGGGTTCCAGGTTTTGAACACGTCGGGCAGCTCTTGCTGACTCAGCTCTGGGTCGTTCATCCAGGTCATCACAGCGGCCTTGTGGCCAGCCTCGGTCTTGACGCCGGAGAAGAGGTCGTGCACCTTTTGGAGACGGGCAAGGGCAACCTGGGATTCCCGGCGGGCCTGAAGGGCTCGGTTTGCCTCGGCAGAGGCTTGACTGGCCTCTGCTGCCGAGGCGTGCTGGATTAGGCGGGCGGCCTGATCGGCGAGGCCAGCTTGACGCAGGACGGTAGCTTGTCGATATGCTCCGTCGATGAACTCCTTGCGCGGGTCCGGAGCAGCTGCAGGCGGAGCGGCGACTTGTGCCTCCATCGGAGGCCCGCCCGGGATGGCGGGCTCGCTCAGCTGGACCGTCTGCGGACCCGCGGGAGCCGGCGGCTGTGCGGCCTTCGCCATCGCCGCTCGGATCGCGTCGTCCAGGGCAGACTTCTTCAGCATCGTGCCAGTCTGCGCCCGGTTCAGGTCCATCAGCGTCTGCTGATGGGCCGTCTGCGCCCGAGTCAGGTCCGTCCCGGCGGCCATCTGGGCCAGTCGAGCTTGGTCCTGGTCGTAGGCTTGGAAGCCTACCGGAGCCCCATAGAGTTCGGTGGTCATGGATCAGCCTCCTGCGTTCCGGCCTTCGGGATCGGTGTAGCCTGTCTGGCCGTATCCGCCCCCGTAGTAGCCGCCACCTCCACCCCCGGTCTGTGGTCGGTTCGTGGCATATGGTGCCAGCCCATAAGCGATCGAGGCGAGAGCCTGGCCGCTCAGATTGGCCGCCGCAACTTGCCCTGCTCCAGGCGTCGCACCCGCCCCCGCGAGCTGCGCGAGCCGGTTTGCCTCCTGATTGTAGAAATCGCCCGCATACCGACTCAGCCCGACGGCATTGTTTCCGCCGCCGTAGTAGCCCTTTGAGGCCAGCTCTCGGTTGATCGTCTGAACGCCAGCCTGATACCCCGGCCGCTGCGTGATCAGCCCGGGGTTCCTCTCGAGCTCCATCAGGCGATCGGCGAAGTACCCCCGATTCCCGGCAAAGGGATCGGAGGCGCCACGAATCTGGTTCGCCTGATACATCCCATAGAGGCCATTGGCGATGTTGATGTAGTCGCGCGTGCCAAGATCGCCAGAAGCAGAACTCGTCGTCGAACTCGTCGTCGAGCTTGGTGCCGAACTCCCGCCGGTGTTCGCTGCGGCCTGTGTACCGGCGGTGCCAGCCGTCGTAGTTCCGCCCGTGCCGCCAGACGCCAGCGTTCCCGACTCGTAGGCCGCACCAAAGTCGCCAGATGTGGCACCTGCACCGCCGGCGGTGGCCGCCTCACCGCCGGCCTCGGCCGCTGCTCCGCCTGCACCGGCCGCTGCTCCGCCGACCACTCCGGCGGCAAGGAGAGCTGCAACCATGAAGGCGTCATCATTGTTCCTAGTCGGATGTTCTGCAATCGGCCTTCCCGTCGAATCCAAATACATAAGCGAGCCAGTTCGAGGGTTGTAGGCCCACGACGTCGCCCCAATGTTGTTTAGGACGCCAACTCCCGGATCGCGACCCTGATCTTCACCGCCAGAAGCCGGAATGTTGTCTGTAGCTACAGACCGCGAGAAGACTTCTCCAGGATCGAACGGTCTGGCAACTGCTCCCTCGCCGCCACCGCCCCTTGTAGCCCACTCGCTCCCCGGCCCGAGACTGGCCTGAACCTCTCGATACCAATCTGAATTCGGACCAAAATAGCCGGGTGGTACCGTAGTTGGCAGCGGATTGCCGCCACCGTCGAGATACGTCTGTCCGCCAAACCCAGCCTGTGCGTACATCTGAGCCAGATCGTTCTGCATGTCGGTCCTTTCAAGTCGGCGCTACAACTGCCGTGATGCGTCCGTTGACGAAGGTCAGCGAGCCATCCGTCCCGCCGCCTGTGATCTTGGCTAGAGTAACTGTTCCGGAGATGCCTCGATTGCCATCGGCCACGAGCGCAGCAAGCCACGCACGCCAAGCCTCCGACACATACCCCATGCTGCTCTCCGTAATGGGAAAGTACCTGGGTGGATCTTCGAACGCCTGCGTCATACGTAGCCCTCCATGATCTCGAGCTCGACTTCATGAAGCCGACAGGCTGTTGGTGCCGAGTGGCGGAAGTGGTAGTGACGACGGGTGAACGATCCGCAGCGCTCGATCCGGGGGCGGGGATGCCCGAGGTCAAACCTGCGCCAGTCCGTCCACGTCTGCTGGTCGTCATCAGACACCCGAAGCTTGAGTTCGCTCCCCTCAACCAAGTCTGCGTTCACGGTGGTGCTGATGCAATACTTGGTCTTGCGGGTGCTGCCATCGTAGGACGGCGGGATGATATCCATGTCGATGGGCAGGCTATCGTCGGTGAAGACTGTGGAGTCGAACTTGTAGATCTTCCCGTTGGTTTCGTGCTGGAGGTAGACGGTTCCATCTGTCCCGGTTGCAGCGGCAACGAAGGGCCAGTGGTCCTCGCCGAGGGCTGTCCAGTAGTACCAGATGCCCGCCGTGATGTCGTAGACGGGGGCCGGGCCTGAGGGCACCTTCAGCACGTACAGGGTATGCCCGCCGACGGAGAAGGTCATGCCGTACTGCACCACGTTCTCGTTCACGCCGGTAGCCGCCGCCGACACAATCCGCCGCACAGCGGGAGTGGAGACTTCCTTCGCCTGCATCTTATGGATCATCCAGATAGCCCGCTGGTCGACGGCAAGACGCGCCGACCAGATAAGCACGTCGCCAGCGGCTCGGACGCTGTGGGCGTCCTGACAGCCCGTGTTCAGGAGCAGGCCCTCGACTCGAGCGAGTGGGGCGGGAGAAGTCCCAGCATCCCGGAAGAATTCGGCCGAACTCTCCTTGAGCAGGATGATCGTGGACAGCTGCTTGGCGATGGCGACACTGCCTTCATTCACTGCATACGCATAGATGGTGTTCAGCGGATCCCAGTGCCGGGGCGCATCGAGGTCTGAGCCTTGGATAAGGCCGCTCGGAGCTGCCATGTAGATCGAGCGGTTGAGGCTGACAACTCCCGGGATGCCCTGAAGAACAGACTTGGATGAGGGAAAGAGCAAGCTCTGTGGCGGGCCCGAATAGGTGAAAGAGAGAGACACCGTTGCGGTCGCGGTCGCCGGGAGGGTCATCGTGAACTGCGTGCCGGAGTCGACAGATTCGATCAGCGTGTCTGCCTGGATGCCAGCACCCGAGACGCTCGTGTACTTCAGTAGGATGGAGGTGTCTGCAGTGGTGACAATCGCCGAGCCGTTCGTCGTGTCGCAGGTGAGGCTGCCTGCAAAAGAGTCGTCGAACTTGATCTGAGTCGGCGGGCCGGCCGTTTCAATCTGAAAACAGAGCTTGCCATTCGAGATGACCAGACGGTATGCATCGGCACTGACGCTGGCAAGACAACCTTCGAAGAAGCCAAAGTTGTTTGGGGTAAGCGTCTTGGCGGCCTGGTACAGCTGCCCGATCGTCACGCCGTCCCGCCAGGCACGCAACTCCACATCCGTCGGCACACCGGAAACGGGCTGCTTGAAAACACTGATCAGCGAGCCCGAAGATTCGATGAAGAGGCCCTGTCCGAGCGACGTCCCGCCGGGCACCGAGTTCCAGTCCTCCACAATCCCGGGCCTCTTGAACACGTGCCAGCGACCATCCAGCCCCTGCTCGGCATACCCATTCACCAGGCGGGAGTCCTCGAGTGGATCAGTCCCGCGCTGGTTGGGGATGCCGATCAGGGGCAAGCGGATCGGTGAAAATGAGCGCTCATTATTATCCAATTATACGCTCCTATCAATGAGTCTTGAACCAGCCCATGACCGATTCCAGCTTCAGACCAAGAAAGATGATCAGGCCCGTGCCGAGGAGGTAGAGAACTCGCCGGACGGCCCGCCCGATGTGGCGGTCGAACTGGCCACTCCACGCCTCCGTGATCTGCGCGACCACGGCTTCGTCAGTGAGTTTCGCCACGAACCGATCGGCGATCTTCTCGGCCAGCCGGTCGTGGTCTGTTTCAGTGAATTCGGTCATCGCGCAAACCTCGAGCGGGGGCCGTGGGCAAGGTCTGGCTCGATGTGTGTCGGGCCGTCTTCGACGTCCCAATCCTCGAGCAGCTCCTTGTACTGCTGTGCCTTCTTCGCACACTTGTCAACGATGCTCTGGTGCTGGCCGGAGGTCAGATCGTCAGCCAGCCCCCATCGGAGGTACAAGTACCATTCCTTCGGAAAGCCGATCTCGTCGCTCAGTTCGACTGGGGCTGTGGGCTGTGTTTGGCAGAGCAGTTCGACGTGGCCTTCCGTTGCAGCTTGGGCGTTCGGAATGAGCCAGAAGGTGACGGTGATCTTGCCCGCTTGCTTGTTGACGAAGAACTCTGTCGGCGTGCCGGTTTGGGTCAGGTCCCCCAGGCTATGAAAGCTCTGCCAAGCGCGCTGACCCAGCTCCCGCCGGTTGCCCGCCGTCAGCACGTACCAGCCGTTGATCACCCGCAGCTCCCGCGGGTCTTCGAAGTCATAACTGACCTGCTCGGCCACAAGCGTGACCGTGCGAAGGTTCTGCAGCCAGAGCTTGATCCCGCTGACCTGGGCGGCGTAGATGAGGTCTGCCAGGCGGTCCCGGGCGTCCTGCAAGGCCTCGACTGAAGCCTCTGCGCCCAACTGGAGCCGCCCGGAGTCCAGCATCGCGTGGCGAATGATTCGCTCTGCGGTGTGGAAGTAGTCGGGCAGCGCCATGTTAGACCCCCTTCTTGCGGAAACGAGCCAGGATGGTGTAGGTCTCTGTGCCGGCAGACCAGCCCACCGTGGCGAGCTTCACGTCCCCAGTCTTGCCCGCCCCGGCATTGTGCGGGACGAGACCGAACTCCTCCGCGCAGAACTCGCCACAGTCGAACAGGACCATGAAGGGCACATCGGAGGTCGCTCCCCAGTACAGGATGACCTTCAGGCTCCCCGAGACCGAATATTCGATCTCCTCGAGGCTGAGGTCGGCAGGTAGTGGATCCAGGGTCGACAGCGTGATCTTCGTGTTCTTGGCTTCATTGGAAGTGTCCAAGATACCAGTCAGAAGCACGCTGACGAACCGCGGGCCATCCTGCAGGACTTGCGTCGTGACAGAATTGGCCATGGTTCAGCGCTCCTGGGCAAAGAACAGGTAGTCGAGAGTGAGCGTGCGGGCCGCCGCCGAGCCGTTCTGGATACCGAAGGTCGGTGTGAGGGTGGTGTCGGGGAGGTAGTCGGACGGCGTGTTCCCGAGGTCGAGGCTGGCAATGACCGAGTCGTTCTTGAACAGCTTCACCGTACGC